CAGTCCATGCGTCTCACTATCGCTACACATATCAAGCGCGCTAAGGCATCCGGCGAGTGGTCCGAAAAGTTTGAACAGTTCCTGCGTTCGGAGATGCAGGCCTATTATCATCACTGTCTCGACTGTGCCTCTCACTACTACAGCGAAGTCGAGATCGTATCCGATCGTCTAGCGCGTCGCTATGATCCCGGCATGGCTCTCAATGAGGCGACCGAACGCGCCCTTGCCAAAAAGCGCGAGGACAGCACGACGAGGGAAATCCAGCCGCTCACGCAGGCCCAGATGAAGGCTCTGGAATTCCAGAAGGCCTATCTCAAGAACATCGTCAGGAATAGCTGATGGAGACCCAAACGCATCTCCCGGCTGGAGTTGAACTTCAAGGCATATGGGGGAATTGTCCTGTCCAAGCTGAGGGAACTGTTGACGGCCAACAGTTCTATTTTCGCGCCCGGGGAGATGCATGGGCATTGGAAATTGGACCGGAGGAAGATTGGTTCACCGATAAAGCATGGCGGTATCAGCAAGATTACGGATCATGGCCGGATGCTGGGTGGATGAACGATGATGAGGCGTTGATTTTCATATCGAAAGCGATCAATCGCTATCGCAACGAAAAGCAGGGTGGATAATGGCGACGCAGCCTCCATTTGAAGTTGAGATTGATGATGGAGAGCCTTCCATCCGCCCTGTCACGGACGATAGTGGAAACGTGATCGAACTCCGGCACTCAGACGGATCGATCACTGTCTCGCTCAGCGATCAGCCCCTAGAGCGGGCCAGCAACGATAATCCGATCAACTGGTTCGACAATCTCGCCGAGAAAATCCCCGAGACCGAACTGTCGTCGATCGCGAATGACCTCATTCGTGGCATTGAGGACGACATTCAGAGCCGCACTGAATGGGTCGATTCACGTGCTCAAGGAATGAGATTGCTCGGCCTCAAGCTGGAACTACCTGGCCTACAGGGGGAGACAGATGGCGCACCGATTGAGGGGATGTCCAAGGTTCGTCATCCTCTGCTACTTGAGGCCGTTCTACGCTTTCAAGCCAATGCGCGCTCCGAACTTCTCCCCACCGATGGTCCGATCAAAATCCGTAACGACGACAACAACGCGACGCTGCAGGAAGACCAGCTTGCCAATGCGCTTGAGCGGGATCTCAATCACTACCTGACCAGCACGGCGAGCGAATATTACCCCGATACCGATCGCATGCTCCTCATGCTGGGCTTTGGGGGCACGGCGTTCAAAAAGGTCTATTTCTGCCCGCTACGGTCAAGGCCTGTCTCTGAGACGGTCGACGCCAACGACCTGATCGTCAACAATGAGGCAACCGACCTCGCCAACGCCAAGCGGATCACGCATCGGATCATGATGCGGCCGTCTGTCGTGAGACGGATGCAGATCCTTGATGTCTATCGGGACGTGATGCTGGGCGATCCGCTCGCGCCCCAAAGCGATGCGGTGCAGGACGAGAAGAAGGCTCAACAGGGCCTCGCTTCGGTATCGATGAACCCGACCGATCGGGACCGCGAGATTTACGAATGCTATTGCGAACTCGACATTCCGGGTTTCGAGCACAAATATAAGGGAAAGATCAGCGGCCTGTCGGTTCCCTATCGGGTGACGATCGATGTCTCGTCGAAACAGATCCTCTCGATTGTCCGGAACTACAACGAGGACAGCAAAGAGCTTCCGATTGCCCGGAAGTGGTTCGTCAAGTTCACCTTCGTTCCAGGTTTCGGCTTTTACGATATCGGGCTCCTCCACATTCTTGGCAACACGACCAATGCGGTAACGGCGGCTTGGCGGGAATTGCTGGACAGTGGCATGTATGCCAACTTCCCCGGCTTCCTCGTGGCGAAGGCGGCATCGCGGCAGAATACCAGCATCTTTCGCGTTCCTCCGGGTGGTGGCGCGCAGATCGAAACCAACGGCATGCCGATCAATCAAGCGGTTATGCCACTGCCGTATAATGCACAGGCAATGGCACCGCTGATGCAGTTGGTCGAGAACATGGCCGAGACAGGCCAGAGGATCGGCGGAACCAGCGAATTACAGGTGGGCGAAGGTCGGGCAGACGCTCCGGTAGGCACAACCTTGGCGATGATCGATCAGGCTGTGAAGGTGCTGAATTCGGTGCACAAGCGCATGCATGCGGCACAGGCCGAAGAGTTCCGGCTGTTGACCGGCATCTTCTCCGAGCATCCCGAGAGTTTTTGGGAGCGCAATTCCAAGCCGACGACACAGTGGGATCAGGAGACGTTCCTCAAGGCATTGGACGATTACGACCTGACCCCACAGGCTGACCCGAACACCGCCAGCCACACCCAGCGCGTGATGAAGATCATGGGGCTCAAGCAGTTACAGCAAGGCAATCCTGAGCTGTATGACCCGCTCGCGGTCGACACGGCGGCACTTCAAGCGTTGGGATGGAGCAACCCGCAGCAGTTCTTCGTCCCGCAGAACACGCCGAAGCCGCCACCTCCTGAAGTCATGAAGGATATGGCAGCGGCGCAAACGGCGGGTAAGACGGCGGATGCTCGCATGCTGGACGCTCAATCGCGGATGGCCGAAACACAGGCCAAGATCAAGGATGGGTTCTTCTCCAAGGGCGGAGACAAGGGGCCGACATCGACGGACGAAATCCAGGCTCATGCTGATCTTCTCGACGCTGAAACCAACAGAGCAAAGTTGGGGCTCGAAACGCATCAGTCGCATGTCGAAGATGCCAATCGTGATCTCGATCGGCAGAGCGAAGAGCGCAAGGCGGCGATGGAAGTGATCAAGGAAGTGATCGCGCATCCGGAGGGCCTTGGTGTTGCAGGTCCGATCGTTAAGCCGCTAGAAAAGACGATTACCGATAAGGACACAAAATGACCGATGAGAAGACTGGTTACAAAATAACCATCACCATCACAGATCCTGAAAACAAAGAGTTCTGCGCTCTAGGCGGATACGCGTTGGACGGCAGCGCTGACGAAATCAGGCATACCCTTTTCGTGATGACACACGCGATAACTCAGAGCATAGAAAATGCCGGGCGATCCGCTATTTTTCTGAAAACGGTTCTTACTGGCACCAAGACTATCTGAAATGACCGATGAGTTCCCTCGCTGGCTGGGCATGATCCTCACTATCGCCGGAATGGCGCCCGCTATTGGCGTGAGCCTATATTTTGCGGTTCTGGCGATGCGAGGTGAGATTGTATTCATGCCGCCGATGACCGCTAGTGAAGGCAGAGGCCGAACGCCTGAACAAGGCGGTTGATCCAGCCCTGACCGGATGATTGCAGTGCCTACCTCTTTAGAGTAAGTAATCACATCTCTTTGGAGGGTTGCAATGTCGGAACTTTCGCGAACCGCTCGCCGAAACATGCGTGAAAAGGCGCGCAAGCTCGTAGGAAGCGAGGTCGGAAAGGTCGATGCGTCCGACTATGGCCCCGAAGAAGTGCTGGATGCCGATGTAAAGACCGGCCTTCGTCCTCTGTCCCGCCGCCAGTATCGCAAGGGCGGTAAGGTGATGGGTGTCGATGGCAAGGAAGCCAAGCACCACGCGGGTAGGAAGCCGCGCAAATCCGGTGGTGGCATCGGTACGGAATTCGTCAACCGCGACGTTCGGGAAGCGAATGAGAAGCGCGACGGCACCAAGCATGTCGGCGGCTTCAAGAAGGGCGGACGCGCAAAGCGTGACGTGGGCGGTGAAGTTCCTTCCACCCGCTTCAACTTCACGCCGACCGAAAGCCGCATGGACAAGGCTGCTGGTCTCAAGACTGGCGGTGCTGCCCATGGTGATGAGAAGGAAGATCGCGCGCTCATCAAGAAGATGGTAAAGGCCAAGGATCTGACGGGCCGCAAGGATGGCGGCTCGCTCGACGGCGAGATGCAGGGCACCCGTCCGACTGGTGGACGCCTCGCCCGCAAGGATGGTGGCGGAAACTGGATCGCCGAAGCCACGAAGAACAAGGGCGCTCTCCATCGCGAACTTGGCGTCAAGGAAGGTGAGAAGATCCCGGCGAAGAAACTCGCCAAGGCCGAGCACAGCAAGAATCCGCTGGAGCGCAAGCGGGCCAATCTCGCGGAGACGCTGAAGGGTCTGCACCGCGCCACGGGCGGACGTACCGGCAAGGGCAAGACCGACATCAACATCATTATCGGCACGGGCTCGAAGCCCGATGGCATGCAGCCTCCTCTAGGTGCTGCGCCGACTGGCCCCAACGCACAGATGCCGGGGACACCCGTTCCGGTCCCGATGCCGCCCGCTGGTGGTCCGGGTCTGGGTTCCGCTCCGGGCATGCCGCCTGTCCCTCCGCCGATGCAACGCAAGCGTGGTGGCCGAGCCTATCCGATGGATGCCGGTGCTGGTTCTGGAGAAGGTCGGCTTGAGAAGTTTGGATGGTATGGGCGTTCACAGGAAAAATAAGCATGACTGAGGATGAAAAGAGAGAATTGCGCCTAGAGGACATAAAGCGGTTATGGGAGGCAATTTCTCAAGAATGGCTTGATAGGAAACTCAAGGATGGAACCGAGAAATGGTCTGGTCTGTCCATTCGTCCTGTGAAGCTTGGTGACGATAGATCCAAGCATCCCATGTCCCAGTATGGTGTGGAAATTATCGTAGAAAACGTCGATGGGACTGAATTTTGTGACTGCATATCGTTTGCGACGATGCATCACATTATGATGGGCGTCATTCCGTGGGTCACGTTTAGCCACGAGTCTTCCATAGGACAAGCGTGGGGAAGTTTGATCGGCAAGGTAAACTGGACTGATGCTTGAACGCTACGAACAGGCTCTCCGCAAGATCATAGACGAGGAGATCGAACGCGAGAAAGACGGACTGGCGACGGGGGCAGCGGTTGATTACGCTGATTACCGTCGCCGGGTTGGCAATCTGGAAGCTCTGGCCAAGGTTCTGGATTTCATGGATATGGCTAGAACAGATACGTTCAAAGACTGACAGGAGACTTACGTTTGGTTAGCATAGTGCCGCCTCGCTTTTACGTGTACGAACACATCCGCACTGATACGGGCGAAGTGTTCTACGTTGGCAAGGGCATGGGCTATCGGGCTTGGGATAAGATCGGAAGAAATCGGTATCACAAACGCATTCAGGAAAAGCTAAGGCGCACTGGATATCACTTCGACGTTCATATTATTTTTGATGACCTAACCGAGAATTTTGCCCATAGGTTTGAAATCGAGAGAATACGCTGGTGGAAGTCCATGGGCCTCTGCCGTCCCAATATCGCACTAGGTGGACAAGGTTCCACCGGGATGAAACACACAGAAGAGACTAAGGCTATCCTCAGAGAGAGGAGTAGTGGCCGTGTTGCATCACCAGAGACAAGAGCCGCTATCAGCAGATCCAATCGCGGGAAAAATACAGCTCCAAAATCGGAAGCTCACAAGGAAAAACTGAGCAATGCCCTCAAGGGTAGGCCGGTTGGTCCACCGTCAGAAACCCATAGGAGGAGAATTAGTGAGGCCCTTACTGGCCATCCTTCTTATAAGGCTACGAGAACTGGAAAATTCGGTAAGCGCATAGTCTGCTTGACGGATGGGCGGGAGTGGCCAAATGCTAGAACGGCTGCTGCCCATTATGGTATTGGCCATCGTCTAATATCGCTTGTCCTCACTGGCCACAGAAAGAGAACTGGCGGAATGGAATTTAAATTTCTATCAAAGATGGAGGAATAGAAAAATATGCCGCACCTAATTATGGATCATGAGGTTCCGCCTGCCGAAGATATCTTCAACAGGCTCGGAGATATCTCAGAAATGGAGGCGTTCCATAACAACGTTATCGTTGCCGTTTATCAGCGCCCTGAAAAAACCAAGAGCGGCATTTATCTAACGGATCGCAACAGAGATGAGGATAAATATCAATCGAAGTGCGGGCTCGTTATCAAGATGGGCCCGCGATCGTTTAACGATGATAGCGGCGCATGGCAGTGGCCTTCGATCAGCATCGGAGATTGGGTGTATTTTCGTCCGTCTGATGGATGGGATATGTCCATTCGCGGAAAGGACAGGAAAGACCCAGTTCTTTGCCGTCGCCTCAAGGATACCTCGATTGAGGGCAAGGTTTCCGATCCCGATACGATTTGGTGAAGGACATACAGATGGTTGAAGAAAGCAAAGAGTTGGAAGTCGATCTTCCCGATGTCGAAAAGGTCGAAGGTGATCCGGTCATTGAGACGGTCAAGAAGGCCGATGCAGTTGACGAGGGTATCGATGACCTGAAGCGCCAGCTTGAAGCGGAGAAGGCCGAACGCCTTGCCGCCGAGAGCCGGGCACGTCAGGCAGCGCAGACGGCTAACGAAGCATCTGAGCGGGCGCATCGGGCGACGACCGAAGCACGTGACAGCAACCTCAACCTCGTTACCGGGGCGATCGAGCAATTGAAGGCCACGCAGGATCTGCTTGAGGAGCGCTATGCGGATGCCGCCGCCGCTGGCGATCATCGCGCCATGGCGAAGATCACGCGGGAATTCTCCGACAACGGCGCCAAGCTTTCCCAGCTTGAACTGGGCAAGCAGGAGATGGAGCGCGCCCCCAAGGAAGAGCCGCGTCGTCAGGAGATCGATCCGGTCGAACAGATCGCATCTTCCGCCGAGGCGAGTGGTTCGCCCCGTTCGGCACGGTGGATTCGCGAGCATCCCGAATATGTCCGAGACCCCAACCTCAACCGCAAGATGCTGGCGGCGCACAATCTCGCGGTGGCTGATGGGATCAAGCCGGACACCGATGAATATTTCGAAGCGGTGGAGACGACGCTGCGCCTTCGCAGTGATGAGGGTGGTACGGTAGTGGATACCACGCCCAAGCCTCGCCAGTCCGCACCTCCTGCGGCTCCTTCATCGAGAGCAGCGGCGACCAATGGCAGCACCAATCCCAATCGCGTCCGTCTGACTTCGGATGAGGTCGAGATGGCCGAGATGATGGGCCTCACACCGCAGGAATACGCCAAGCACAAGGTCGCGCTGAAGAGCGAAGGACGCCTGAATTGACCGGAGATATCAACATGAACGACATTCCAGCCCGTCGTGGCCGTCCTCCGATGGCCCGTGACACTGAAGACAACCGCCCGGCGATGCGTGACGACGATCCCCGCGCCCGTGCCGCCAAACGTGCCGCCGAACTGCGCGACAACCGTGACGAAAGCTATGACGGCGCCGATGAATATTACATCGATCCGTCGATCATTCCCGACGGATGGTCCTACGAGTGGAAGACCCGCTTCGTGATGAACCAGGAACAGTCGTCGCACATGCTCGCCCTGCG